AAAGCGCTTAAGTCCCTAACCTACAACGAACCAAAAGCGAGAGCTATATATTATTCCATTTCAAAAAATTTTTCAGGTATAAAAAAATGTCCAAGGTTGATATAGAGTGGCAGGATCAATTCGGTAAATGGCATCACTTACAGTATATGCATAATGAAGCATTTGCATATAAGAGTGCTAGTGCAAGGGCTAAGTCAACAGGTAAAAGACATAGGCTGTTGATAGATGGGAGTATTTGTGATATAATAGAACCATAAGTAGTAAGGGTTCTATTAAAAGAAGAAATGCCAGTTTACAGAGACTACGAGATTCGTATTAACTTGAATGAGTTAATAGAGAAGAGAATACCAGCGTGTAATCTCACTCATCCTGATCATTGCTTTACTGAAGCACAGATACAGGACATAGCACATGATATTAATATGGATTTAAACCTACATCCTATCTACCATCAAGTAGATGAACACATTATGCGTTATGTAAGGGCTGCTAATATTGAGAATTCGGATCACTGGGTAGAAGAACAGTTGCCTGATCTATATGATAAAGGTGTTAGTGTAGACGAAAGAACTATTGATTTTGATTAACCATGAGCGCACAAGACAATGACATTAGGATTACATTCAACTTAAATGAGTTGGTTGAAATCCGAGCGAAGTTACTCTCTCAAAATGAGGACTACTCTGAGGAGATAGTTAAAGGAGACTGGCTTGATGCTGATGATATAGATGAAATTGCTGTAGATGCAAGGACTCGTCTTACTTGGGATGCATTGTATTTCATGATTGATGACCTTATATTAGAGTATTTGGATATAAAGAATAAGGATAAGCCTAACTATGGTGAGATTCAACCCGAACCTGGCCGTGAAAAAGAATTAGTTAGGTTAGAAAAAGAGGCAAAAGAGAAGAAGAAGAAATATTTTGAAGAGAACTTTGATATGGTTGATCTTGAGGGAGGAGCGTGGACAATTCAAGTACCTGTACGAAAGAAACAATGATTATTTTCTCCTTCATACTTTCGTTATTTGCAAATCATCTACCTGTAATGTATGTTCAAGTACCACAGTGGGCAGATGATTGGGCGGTGTGTGCAGTAGATATACCTGACGCTAAGTGTCATTGGTATGTCATGTCTCCTGACAATACATTTGGCGAAGGATTTGATTGGGAAACAGCACCTTGGTTTGATGCTAATGGTTTAAATGATGTTGCACCGATGCAAGTAAAAACTGTCGTAGAGAAATTACAAGAACAATGAAAACATACCATATCTACTTAAATGAGCGTTGTTTATTCAAGAATTTAAACGAAGAAGAGTTTAAAGTAATATGGGGCAGGTTATACCACTCCTATTGGGATGGTATTACTTATAGTGAGGTTAATGAGAAAGAATTAGAACAGTATGAGGAGGCTAGTTTTTAATGGGACACGTTCTAGATTTCCTTGAGGACTTTACTAATGATTGGGTTAATTGGTTAGGTGAAACCGATAAAGACCATATTGGTAAAGATACTGTCTATGAAGGAGCACGTTGTCCTTTTGCAAAGAAAGCTAAGGATGATGGTAAGATTAAGTATGTAAAGGTATACGATTACTTTAGTGCCTATGACTATTGGGAGGCAGTAAGTAAAGAGGTAGATGCATTTGATGACACATATGATGTTGTCTTAGTTGTTGCTAAGAGTAATGCGAATTATATAAATCAGGATAACATGGGCGGCGGCGTCGATGGACTCAATACGTTTCTGAATCAAAAGGGAAAAGACATCTGGTTACTATGTAAAATAGATGAGATGTATACTATAGTAATGGTACAAAGAATTACAGCCCTTGATAATGCATCTAAACAGTTAGAGGCTAAAGGATATTACGTTGGTCATTATAGTGAACAACAAATGGAGAAAGTCGTTACTGGCCGTGCAAAATACCGAGAGAGGTTACCAAAATGAAGATGAAGGATGTAGATGTTTCGGTATTACCTAATTACGGAATACTGAACATAGAGTTAGATGATGAAATGATGGACTATCTCTGGGATCTTATTATTAAGACCTCACCCAAGGCTAAGTGGGATGGTAGAAAGTTATTAGAAATGGAAGATTATAATGATAAACAGTGGTCAATAAAGGATGAGGAACACGTATTCGCAGAGAAGGTTTTACAACCAGCAGCAGGCATATACTTTGATAACTTTGGTACACCTTTTAAACTAAAGTCTACTCACGAACATCAACTGGCCTTCAGTCGTTTCTGGTGTCGTGCTGCAACAAGAGGAGATTATCAGAGTTTACATAACCACCAAGGCATCTTTACTTTTGTTGTATGGATGAGAATACCCTTTGATGGTAAGAAGGAAAACGCATTACAGCCAGGATTTAGACCTGAAGCAGGTGATTTCTGTTTATGTTATCCAGATACATGCGGACAGATACAAAAAAGAGGTTGGACATTGGATTCTAGTTGGGAAGGTAAGATGTTATTCTTCCCTAGTGACATTGATCACATAGTATATCCACATTATACAACTGATGAGTTTCGTATATCACTTGCTGGGGATATAGCTTTGAATAGTATGGAGCCAATTGAAGGTTCATTTACTAATATAGGGTAAGTTTTGAATTTTATAGATAGGAATGAAAATATGGCTACTCACAGATGAATATTGATCTGGATGTAAGCGAGTTGGAACTTTTATATGAATCACTTCAATTTCGACTCGAAAACGATACCCATTTGATGTATCATCCGAATATACGGAAAGATCTAGAAGACATGATGGCGGTATGGGAAGATGAATACCTATAACGTCTTTATTGGCGATAAAGAAATTATGTCCGATGTTCAGGAAACGGACTTAAAACACAAATTAGAATTTTTAAGAGCGTATTTTACGCATTATCCTGATGATGAACTGCTAAAAGAAGAAATTAAAGTAGTTAAAAATGAAAATTGACAAAAAAGTGTTGCCAAACTACGGTATTTTAGACGTAGAACTGGAAAAAGAGCACTTGGATCACCTCTATCACCTCATAGAGAAGTACGAACCCGATTGCGTCAAGCAACAATGGATGTTAATTGATGATGATCATCGATTTCAGAAGGATGTACTTAATAATGTAGTTGCCGAGTACATAAAAGAGTGGGGATTTCCTACTGTTTGCAAGTCAACGCACATTCATAACCTTACTTTTCAGAAATTTTGGGTAAATAACACTGGAATTGGTCAATATCAGTCATTACATAATCATGATGCAGTGTTTTCTTTCGTAGTTTGGTTAAAAATACCGTATGCTGCAATGGTTGAACAAGAAATACCCGATACAATGCACCCAGAGGCGGGTGATTTCATACTAAGTTACTCAGATATAACAGGAAAACACCGTAAAGTTAATTGGAAACTAGAAAAACAGTACAATGAAGGGCATATGTTGTTGTTTCCTTCTGATTTATTACATGCCACATACCCACATTTTCTAACAGAAGAGAAAAGAATATCTGTAGCGGGTGATATTGCAATTAATAGTAATGCTGTTAGTGAAATTTACAGTCAGGGCATGTTGTTAGGGCCCGAAAATAGTCAAGAATTTATAAAAGAAATCCATAATTAAAGCTGATATATAATATAACACTATGGACAAATTGATTTGACCGTGGTATACTTACTATGTACTGATTACAAGTTATGGCAAAAGGATTTACAGTAAAAGCTAATGCCCCTAAAACGAAAAAGGTCGAAGATGACTTTGATTTAGAGAAGGCAAAGGAATTAGCGAAAGGGAAAGCATTTGTTTTCTGTCTGCCTGGAAGAGGAGTATCATATATCTTCTTAAAAGCATTCGTTCAACTATGTTTTGACCTTGTTCAAAACGGATCTAGTATCCAAATCTCCCAAGACTACTCTTCAATGGTCAACTTTGCACGTTGCAAGTGCTTGGGCGCAAATGTTCTACGAGGCCCAGACCAAATTCCTTGGGATGGAAAACTAAAATACGATTATCAAATCTGGATTGACTCCGATATCGTTTTCGATACTGAGAAGTTCTACCGTTTGGTATGGATGCAAAAGGATATTGCTGCTGGTTGGTATTGCACAGAAGATGGAAAGACTACATCGGTTGCACACTGGTTAGAAGAAGATGACTTTGCTAAGAATGGCGGAGTTATGAACCACGAGACTATTGAGTCTATCTCTCGTCGTAGAAAACCTTTCACAGTTGACTACACAGGATTTGGTTGGTTACTCATTAAACATGGAGTCTTTGAAAATAAAGAGATGAAGTATCCTTGGTTTGCTCCAAAGATGCAAGTCTTCGAGTCTGGTGATGTACAGGATATGTGTGGTGAAGACGTTTCTTTCTGTCTAGATGCGAAAGAAGCAGGATATGAGATATGGTGTGATCCAAAGATTCGTGTTGGACATGAGAAAACTAGGGTGATATAGTATGGCAGACCAATTATACAAAGTTATGGAGTTGGGTACTAATGGTTGGGGTGTTCCCGATGAAAAGAGGGATGTACATCTTACCAAATCCCAGGCAGAGGAGAGATTAAACTTTCATATTAATGAAGGTGTCTCTCCAAGTAGGTTAAAAGCAACTCCAGAATAAAATTTCGGCGTAAAACAAACCGAAAAAACGGCGTCGTTTTCCTCTAAATTATAAATAGAGGGAGATAAAGCAAAATGGAGTAGTAATGGCAGATTCAGATCCAACTAAGTCACCACATAATGTAGTAAGTGCTGGTTTTGCTAGTGGAAGTGTTAAAGGACAGTATGATGTGAGCCAACAAGCACGCAAAAAAGCTGCTGCCAACAACAATAATGCACAATCTCCACTAGCTGCAGGTTAAATAAAAACCAAATATTATTCAAACGCCTTTGGGTTCCTTGCCTAAAGGTGTTTTTTTGTCGCTAAATAGATTATGATATACCTTTTTACTAAGGAAATGCATAACGATCATATCAAAATTGACTATATTAGCTCTAATAGAAAGGATTTACTCGACAAACCCGAAGAATCTGATGATTTATTGCGTGAAGTTGTAGGAGATTTCCTTCATGACTCAAAAAGAAAGCAAAAGTTGACAGAAAATGCAGAAAGTTAACAAAACGCTAACGGTAAGTCAGGCTTTTAAAGATATTAGTCTGTCATTCACCCGCCATCCTGTGACGGATGACATTGGCGTGTTTACAAATGAGTCTGCAATTAAAAGATCTGTGACTAATTTAGTGCGAACTAGGATTGGAGAACGATTTTATAACCCATTATTGGGTAGTTCAATTGAAGATTCTCTATTTGAACAGGCAGATCCTGATAATGCTTTAGTTCTTGAGGATGATATACAACTTTTACTTGATAACTTTGAACCTAGAATAAAAAATACGGATATATCTGTCGTATATCCAATAGATACTAATGAATTGACCGTTGTAATTAAGTATGACGTTGTGGGATTACCATTCCCAAGGCAAAATATAGAATTTATTCTTCAATCAACTAGAATATAATGTCATTTAACCAGTTTACAAACCTAGATTTCGCTGATCTAAGGGCCCAAATTAAAGATTATCTGCGTGTTAATAGTGATTTCGCTGATTTCGACTTTGAGGGGTCTAACTTTTCAACGTTAATTGACCTTCTAGCATATAACTCATACATTACTGCTTACAATACTAACATGGCAGTTAATGAATGTTTCCTTGATAGTGCTACTTTGCGTGAAAATGTGGTATCACTAGCAAGAAATATTGGTTATGTACCTAGATCATCTCGATCTGCACAAGCTGTGGTTAATTTCAGCGTAGATTTGGGAACAAATGACACAAAAATTGTAACTTTAAAGGCGGGACAGGTAGCATTAGGTACTCAACAAGGTAGTGCATACATATTTTCCATTCCAGATGACTTCGTTGCTACAACTGGTGAGAATAATATTGCTAATTTCTCCAATTTGACGATTTATGAGGGTGTTTACCTTACAAAATCCTTCCAAATTGACTATTCTCAACCAAATCAACGTTTTATTTTACCAAATGCGAATATTGACACCACTTCCATTCGTGTTACGGTAAAATCCACCACAAATGAGATTTATGAGTTATATAACAACATTTTAAGAGTAGATTCTACTTCCAAACTGTTCTTAATCCAAGAAATTGAAGATGAGCAGTATGAAATCCTCTTTGGAGACGGAATTATTGGTAAAAAACCGCCTGCTGGAGCAATTATTGAAGTTACCTACATTGTAACTAACGGAGCATTAGGAAATAACGCTAGAAACTTCTCATTTGTGGGAATTTTGAAGGATGATACTAATAGTACAATCACTGGTGGTATTTCACTCCTAACAACAACTCAAAAATCAGAACAAGGCGATAATATTGAAGATGTAAGTACTATTAAATATCTTGCACCTCGTATATACTCGTCACAGTACCGTGCCGTGACCGCCAATGATTATACAGGGATAATTCCATTCGTATACCCTAACGTTGAGTCTGTGACCGCTTACGGTGGGGAAGAACTCGATCCTCCTGAGTATGGGAAGGTCTTTATCTCAGTAAAACCTAAAAATGGTTCATTCTTATCGCAAATTACTAAGGATGACATTTCTAGGCAGTTAAAACAGTATTCTATTGCTGGAATTAAACCAGAAATCATTGATCTTAAGTATCTTTATGTTGAAGTTGATACTGCTGTGTATTATAACACTAACGCAACTTCAGATGCTACTGAATTACTTAGTGCAGTAACAAAGACTTTAACAACTTACGCCTCATCATCAGATATTAATGATTTTGGTGGTAGATTCAAGTATAGTAAAGTTGTTGGATTGATAGATGACTCTGCAAGGGGTGTTACATCTAACATCACAAGGGTTAAGATGAGAAGGGATATAACGCCTGAACTCAATACTTTCGCAACTTATGAACTTTGTTATGGTAATGGTTTCTATCAACAGTGTGGGGGATATGGAGTACGTTCATCTGGATTTACCGTAAATGGTATTGATGGAACTCTTTATCTTGGCGATGTTCCTACAGAGGGAACAACCGTAGGAAAGATTGTATTCTTCAAATTAGTTAATAACCTTCCATTGGTTGTTAAAAATGATGCTGGTACAATTGATTACACTCACGGAGAGCTTATTTTAGATGTGGTAAATATAACAGGTACTTCATTATCAAGCGGGGTTATTGAAATCGAAACTATTCCCGAATCTAATGATGTTATCGCTTTAAAAGATTTGTATTTACAATTAGACGTTTCAAACAGTACTGTTAAGGCGTTACCAGACGTTGTTTCTTCTGGTGAAAATACATCTGCTACATCATACGTCAAAACCTCTAGCTATGCTAGCGAAACAATCTATACACGATAAATGACGGATATCAAAAGAGTAAAAGTCTCTCATGTAATAGAGTCGCAGATTCCTGAGTTTTTAAACCAAGAATCACCTCTATTCAAGAGTTTCTTAAACCAATATTACGAATCCCAAGAACATCAATCTGGTGTAGTCGATTTGGCAAACAATTTGCCAGAGTATAGAAAAATTGGTGCCTTTAATGCAGAAACGTTAGTACCGTCAACAACACTAACTTTAGGATGTTTTGCTGGTGATTCTACTATTGAAGTAACATCAACTACTGGTTGGCCTGATAGTTATGGTCTACTAAAGATTGATAATGAAGTAATTACATATACATCGAAAACTGCTACAACATTTGATGGTTGTGCAAGAGGATTTAGTGGAATAGATCAAATATCTAAAGAGGATGCTGCAGAATTCTTAAATTTTGCACAAACAAATGCAGCTTCTCATGTTACTGGATCAGTAGTTACTAATTTAAGTAACCTTTTCTTACAGAGTTTCTTTACCAAATTCAAGACAGAATTTCTTCCTGGCTTTGAGAATAGATCGTTTATAAGTGGAACATCGGTTACAAATGTCCTAACAAGGGCAAAAGACTTCTACATGTCTAAGGGAACTGATGCATCGTATCAGATTCTATTCAAACTTCTTTATGGTGAAGAAATTGAACTTATCAAACCAATTGATAAAACATTAGTTGCTTCTGATAACGTATATTTCAAGACTAAACATGTCCTTGTAGAAAACTTGTTTGGTGGGCAACCATTAGAAACTGTCGGTAACTTCTTATATCAAAATATTACTGGTATTGGAACGGTCAGTGCTTCAATTTACAATGTTGAGTATAGACCAATAAATCAAACTGATTTCTACGAGATATCTCTAGACTCTACATCATTTGATGGTAACTTCCAAGTGCCTGGTAAAACAAAGGCATTGGAACTGACTGATGCTCAATCTGATACTCTTGTTGTAGACTCTACAGTTGGATTTGGACAGAGTGGTACTCTATTGGTAAAACCAAGAGAAGGTGCTAACTTCCTGAACTTAAGATATACCGATAAAACTATAAACCAATTCTTAGGAGTAAGTGGTATTACTACTTCTTTGGTTTTTGGTGCAGATATACTTGAAAATAAACTTGCATATGCCTATGCTGGGTATGGTCAGACATCTAGACTTGATTTTAGACTGGTAAATGTTATTGATCAGGTAGATTCGTCTAAATCTACAAATATGCAACTTGGCGATAGTCTTAAGTTGCTTTCATTCGGTAAGGATATGGGAGAAAGTCCCAAATTCAATAACTGGATCTATAATGTACCTTCTAGTCACAGTATTGCGACTATTAATCAAGTAAACGTTAATACTTATAGAATTAACCTATATGACTCTTGTGTTTTCTATATTGACGAAATTCTTAAGTTAAAAAATGACGTTGGAGATGATGTAGATATTATCATTAAACAAATTGAGTATTCATCAACCAATGTAGCACAAATATATTCAAATACTATCGTTGTTCAGACAACTGGTACAGTTCCTGTTAATCCAAGTGTCATTACAAAGACAGTTACTAAGGCATCTCATAATTCTAATTACTTTGCTGGAGTAGATAACTTCCCTGTTGGTATTCAAAACAGTTATCTCGATAAGGAAGAGAAATATTTTTATGTAGCCTCATCTGGTCTACCAAACTACCCAGTTTTTGCAACTGACAATAAAGTATGGGTTAAAAGTAGTTCTGTAGAGGTCACAGACGGGTTTGGCACGCCTTTATTGGGTGGTGGCTATACATATACTATAAAATCATCCGACCCCCTTGCCAATACCCCTTTAAACCACAATTATGTAACTGGAGATAAAATCTATTGGGATAACACTACTAATAGTGGAATTGCTACTGGTATCTACTTTGTAACTAGCGTCAACCAAAGTGAATTTTATCTTTCATTCAGTGGTTCTGATGTATTTGCTAAAAAGTACATTGCTTTAAAAACAAATACAACTGGTCAATACATCTATAAGTCTGGGTGGGAAAACAAAACACTAAAGAATCAAAAGATTCTTAGAAAGTATCCATTCATAAAGGAAAAAACATTATTTGATGATCCAAATAAGAGAGAAGTTAATAATAGAGCTATAGGATTGATGGCAAATGGTGTTGAACTGTTTCCGCCCACCGTTTTTGATGAACAGATCTTCCACGGTGATATTACTAGTGTTAAAGTAACAAATCCAGGCCAAGGTTATGATGTTATAACAGGCCCACCTTTGGTCATTAATGATCAACAAGGATCTGGTGCTGTTGGACATGCTAATATTTCTGGATCATTCAGAGAAGT